TTAATCCAGATACCAGTAAGCTCCAGAGATAGGAGTTTCTTGACATCTTCGGGGCGATCCAATGCAAGGAAGATAACCTCAAGTTCAATGTCACCTTTTTTAATGTTGTGTGTGTATGGTACTGACCAAGTAAACTTTCCCCAATCAGCTTCAGGAAACCAGTCCAACCAAGTCTTGATTGTCGTTGTTCTAAGCTGTGGGTTGGTGTTCCGTATGATCGCCCAGCGGCTTTTCCGAGTACCATCAGGCGCTTTCTTCTGTTCCAGAGCGCGGCGGAATACTTCGACACAGCAAGCAACAGATTTGCCAGAGCCAACGGGGCCTCGGATTCCACGAAAGAAAGTGTTGTCTTTCATAAAGCCCTTGAGGACATCACCATCTGGCTTGTATTTGAAGTCAACCATTCTTCTTCAATAGGCTTTTCTTCTTTGGGAAGCCAGCCTTCATATTCTTGTAGGCTTTGTCGCTAATTGTAGAGTTTTTCTTAGAGCGACTAATGCCTTTTTTCTTACGCGCATTTATGTTTTCATACAGGCTCATTATCGCAGTCCTTTATCCACGCCGAACTTAATCATACGTTGCACGACCTCTGGGCCTATGCTTTCAATTAGCTTGTCGCACTCTTGATCTGTGACAAACGACTTGCCGTGCTTGGCCTCAACGTAAGCAAACTCAGTCTTACGAACAATACCACGGAGCATTTGTAGCTCCATGGGTTTTAAGGTGCTGATAAAACTCACTTCTTTTTAACCTTTGGCTTCTTCTTGGCTGGTTTTACTTCTGCATCTGCAATGAAAAGCAGACGTTTAGTACCCGGCTTTCGCGTTGCGCCTGTATATGTGGTTCCAGCAAGGGTGTGAGTGGGACCATCGTAAGGTGTATTGTCGTTTGCGTATACCCAAGCCATGCTTCATCCTATCCGTAAGGGTTTAATAAACTGCGCCGAATGCTGCCAGCACGTTGCTCTGGTGTCTCGACATCCTTCATCTCAGGAGCTTTTCGATCAGCCTTCTTCTGAGAAAGAGAAGGGAGCGCCCCGTAGTCTACCTTCTGCTCATCGTACATCTGAGAAACGCTTTTGCCTTTACTGCCGCCAAAACACATTACTTGTTCCCCTCTTTAATCATGTCAGCTTCCATTTTCTCAACGCGCTTCAGCAATGAATAGTGCTTGGCGGAGTAAACGTCATTTTTCTCAGGGATGCGCTTCAAGTTAAACGCCTTGATAATAGCGCGCTTAATAACCTTGAGAGGCTTATTGTTCTTTGCTTTATCCATGTCATCGAGCTGCTTACTCAACCGCTCATACACAGCTTGCTTAGTAATCGGTTTCTTTAGTGTGTTGTTACCCACGGGCCTTATTCCTTTTAGTAATTGCTGCTGCCTTTTTCCGTGCGTCAGCTTTGGAAGACGCGCCCCATGCTTTTAAGCTAAGAAGAAGACGGGTGGGTTCACCCTTGGCGTTCCGCTCAGGGCCGCTATTGCCAGCCATCCTTGCAAGAAAAGAAGCGCGACGAGGATTGTCTCCGCTCTTAACAGGAGCCTTGAGATTGGAACCTTCCGTGCGCTTGAAGTAAGCGCGACCAGCAGCATTCAAGCCACCGCTAGGATTCTGATGCTTCTTCGCTACCATAACCTGTACTCTTTAATGCAGCCTTGACCTTCGTCATGTCATCACGAGAAGGTGTCTGCTCTGGGTTCTTTTTAAATCTACTCATTGAGTGGACCTCTGGCATCCTTTGCCATCTGCAACATACTACGGGAACGACCTCTGCTTGCTAGGTTCATGCCACCGCCACCGCCAGCACCACGTCGAGAGAGAGACTTGAGCTTCTCCTTAACCTTTGGGCGGTCCTTCTTCCTTCGCGCTTCTTCTTTAGCCTTCTTTTTTTCTGAAGCCTCATAATCAGCTTCAGCCAAGGATGCCAAAGCATCTTGCCGCTTAAAAATAATCTCTCGAAGTAAAGTCTCATTCTTCCTTGTATCACCACCGGGAGCAGCCATACGCGCCATGATAGACTTTTCTCTAGCAAGTAACCTTGTATAAGCCCTGTCTAGCTTGGTTATCTCAGACATAACAATCTCCGTGCATCCGTTAATCGGACCTTAGCTAAAGAAAAAATAATTATCAACCGCACAGAATCTACTAGCCTCCAGCAGCAGGGAGTATCCCGGCGAGCCTTGTGGGGAAATAATGAGAGTGGGGGACCATGTCACACTAGCTACGCCCTAGTTTTTCCCCACCCCCCTGTATCTAGCCAGTCTTACGCCTTGCTAATCCCAGAGAAACTCAACCTAAGTCTATACTTACCCTGATATCACCAGCTACCTGAACCTGACTACGATCTATGGGCTTATAGCCTGCCCGGTCTAGTAAATCCTTGCTAGCTTCTAGCTGAACGTACTCTGACTTAGCTCCCATGGCTAACCGTCTCACCGTTCCAGCTGCCAAGGTAGCACTCAGCCCGAACTCCTCATTCATCCTCTGCATCAAGTACTGCTGCACATGTGGTAGCTTCATAGTCTTGGTAGCTGTTACTCTTCCTGATTCACCAGCACTGTATCCAGCGGCCTCTGCTGCCTTAGCTATCGTACACCCTCTTGCTACAATGGTGTCAACTAATGCTGTCTGTTTCTTAGTCAGCTGTCTTGTATTCGGAACCTTATTCATCTGTCCATACCATCACTTAATCCCATTGCTTGCCCCCCTCTCCCTCTCTCCCCCCAAACAAGCACTATTCTGAACTGCCTTGTCAATATGTGACGTAGCGTCACTAACGTAAATAGGTATCATACTACCCCCTTTAGCTATTGACGCGCTAAACGTACTACACCCCACATCCAGTAAGTATCGCCCATTTAGATAGGCATTGCCGCCGTTCTCCCTGTCAATTCAGCCAACCTCTTGTCTTGCCCTGCGTGACAGGCTCCACAAAACATTCGCAACTACTTTCCATTCTTAGCATTGGCCATTGTGTGTGTGGCTGGCGTTGTGCCTAGTCCAGCCTGCGTCTGGTGAGGAAAGCAGTTGCGAACGTCAAGCCCCAGCAAGCTGGGATTTGTGGGCATGTCTCTGGGTCTGCATCAAGAGGGTTGGCCTCTTGACTAACAGGAGAACTAGGAAATGACTAACGTATCTAAATTGGCTCAACTTAAACTAGATGTTATTAACTATCACGCTACAGACAAGCCGTCAGCTGACGGTCCAGTAGTCAACGACCGATTCCTTATCGGACTAGGCCGCGATGCCTGCTACACATCTCACAACAGCCTCACCTTCAAGAAGAAACAGATCGCTGATTCACTTGCTGAATACGACTTGGCTGTCGAAGAGAAGAATACATACTCAATGGAACGCACAGAACGCTGGATCAATACACTGTATCCAGAACTCGAAGAGCTTGAAGCTCGTCATAATGCAGACCTTGAGGTTTACTTGCAACTCACAGGCGGTGAGGTCTGGACACCTAACAAGCGCCCAGCCCCCAGCAAAGCTGCCAAACCTGCTAACTTCAACAAGCTCAGAGAACGGGTGGCGTAAGTCACCCCCGAGGGGAGCTTCGGCTCCTCTCAACTCTATCAACTCTATCAACAAGGGGCTTCAACATGGGCGACCGTGAAGACAAGCTAATCTTCGGACTCTACATCGTAATCCTTTTGGTAACGACACTAGGCGTGATCTTCATGCCGTGACGTTGCGTAAAATGAAACGATTAAAATTGATAAAAGCGTCCGACCATATACTATGGTATAAACTTTAAATAAACTTCTAAGGAGAACACAATGGAAGTATCAGCACAAAGAGTAACAAACGTCAGGGTTAAAGTAACAATCCATGACAACTTTGCCGTCAAAGAAATCAGCTTTGTTGATGGCGATGGACATGAACTAAAGATCAAGATGTTCGGCAAAGATAGGAACGATCTTAGATTCTTGATCTCAGAAACAATAGACGCAAGGGAGAACGCGCTATGCTAGACTTTCAATCCAACAGCTACAACTTTCCAGTAGAAGAGCAGCCCGTATATACACAAGACGGTGAGCTTATCCCAGATCACAAGTGCATCGTGCGCACAGACACAGGCAAGACACTCGGCTTGCATGGGTCACGGTATCGAATGATACCGCACGATGATGTAGTCAACTCAATCCTTGATGGAGTTAAAGCAAGCAATCTGACCAGTGACTATGAGGTCAGCGTCGATGTAATCGAGGGTGGCCGTAAGCTAAGAGGTGAGATTATCTTTCCTGATTTGGTGCAGCAGCCAGCAGTAGGTGACTACGTTCAGTTTCGTGTGAGCTTTTTCAATAGCTATGACGGATCATGGTCCTTTTCTCAGCAAGCCAATGGTCTCAGACTGTGGTGTCTCAATGGATGCACAACACCAGATGCTATTGCGAAGTCACGTTTCAAGCACACAGCGTCAGTCAACGTGGACGGGAGTGCTGCTAAGATCATAGGTGGTGCTGAACATTTCATGACACGCAGCAAGCAGTGGCAATCATGGATGCAGACACGATTGAACAACGATCAAGTCGAGCAGTTCTTTAGGTCAACCATATGCAAGGTAGTAACCAAGCAACAGCAAGTGACCAAGACAAACGAGAAGCAACTTGAGAATCTTATCTCAGGTTGGGATCGTGAGAAAGTAGATCTCGGCTGGAACAAGTGGGCATTGTATAACTGCCTGACCCACTGGGCTACGCATACCAATGACCTCAAGTCACCACAGATTGCACGTTATAATCGCGAGATAGCAATCAGCAATGCAATGAATCACAAACTGTTCACCTCTATGGTGGGCGAGAACGTAATCTAAGGAGAACACAATGTCATATTTTATAGAATCAAATATACCAATACCAGAAGGCAAGATAGAGAGTAGTCGCAAATCAGATCTTGCAAAGGCTCTGGAAAAAATGGAAGTCAGTCAAAGCATTGTAGTAGAAAGCGACAGCAGCAATTTTCATGGTGCTGTCATCAATATAGCAAGAAGAATTAAAATTAAAACTACAATACGAAAGATTAAAGATAATGGCCCTTATGATGGTACTTATCGTATATGGAGAATTAAATAATGCGTATGTCACGACAGCACTATGAATTTCTAGCTGATAAACTTGGGCCACTTGTACCGTGGCCCACCCATCTTCATAGCATTGCCGATGAACTCGAGGCAACGAACCCAAGGTTTGATCGAGATAAGTTTATCCAACGTGGAACCGCAGCATGGGAAGCTAACTATGTAGCTCCCGTCATTGATGATGAGATACCGTACCAATGAATGTATTCAAGCACACAGTATGCTGCCCCGTATGCACTGGCGATGGGTTCATCGAAGTAGAACACACGCCAGCTCGTACATCATACAACGATCTGCCTGAGCCTTACTGCGAGGCAGAGACTTGCGAGAATTGTGGCGGCGATGGAGAAATCGAAGTCGAGGATGTTGACTTTGACGAATAGATTGCTGCACTAATGCAGCATGAAATCGTATCTTCAAATAATAACAGACCAAGCAGCGGAGGCTAACGTCTCCCTGCTCAAGGCATTCAGTCGAGCAAACATTCCAACATCGACATACTATAGAACAATCAATGGAAGCACCGAGATACGGTATGATACTGCATTGAGGGTACACTATGCCATTGAACAAGTACGTCAGATTCAACAAGCCGTTGCGGATACCAAAAGATTACGAGCCAATGGTCAACCTGTTAATAGACGCTCGATTAAAGCGCGAGTTAAGTCAAGAAAAGTTAGCACATAAAATAGGATGCACAGCATCACTGGTACACAAATGGGAAACACACAAACGAATACCCTCTGGGTTCATGCTGATCTGTTGGCTGGATGCACTGGGTTATGACATCGAAGTCACTGAAAGGTAAAGCAATTCTTTGCGTGGCATGTAAAGTAGCTACTCATTTCTATGTTGCAGTACTCAAAATAAATAGCGGCCGCTCAACAGAGAAACACTGGTATGTGTGCATGAGCTGCTACGTCAACGACAAATGGCAAGAGCCAACGTCAAAGACAAAACCAAACAAAAAACGAATGAAGAAACCTGCCGTCAAGATACAGGCAGGCGAGTGGGAATCTAGCATCAAGGCAAATGCAAAGCCATCAACCGACTGGTAAGGAGAATGACATGCTCATCTATGGAATAGATCCCGGATACACAGGAGCAGTCAGCCTATACTGGACAGAGACAGGCAAGCTCGAGTGCTATGATATGCCAACGATGAAGAATCCCAAGGGCAAAACTTTAATTAACTTACATGAGCTACTAAGAATACTGAGCAACGAGGCAGACGAGTCCTGCCTTGCAGTAGTTGAACGTGTCTCGGCCATGCCGGGGCAAGGTGTCAGTAGTACCTTCCGCTTTGGACAGGGCTACGGGCAAATAGAGATGGGCATTGCAGCATGTAAGCTGCCCATCCAATACGTCAGTCCCGCCGTGTGGAAGAAACACTTCGGCTTGAACAGGGACAAAGGCGTGAGCCGTGGGCTAGTGACGCAACGTCTTCCGCACTACGCTCATTTATTTGCTAGAGTAAAGGATGATGGCCGAGCAGAAGCCACACTGATTGCTCTCTATGCAGCAGAGAAACTTATCTAAGGAGAACACAATGACTATAAAACAAACANNNGAGATCAAAGCNTATCTCAANCAAGGCTATCGCATCACAGCAATTGATGCGCTCCAAACATTTGGATGCTTTAGATTAGCGGCGCGAATCAAAGACCTCAAAGANGAGGGCATGGAGATCGACAAGGTAATGGTTAAGACTGCCAGCGGCGCCCGTGTNGCACAGTATTACAGCCCATCNAAGGTACGCACATGACATACAAAACAACCAAGCTCAGTGACGCAGCGCGCCCGTCTATATGGGACGCGCATGTCGCCAAAGCAGCAAGCTCTCCCGTTCAAGCCCGTGAATACAAGAGGTCTGGCTATGTGCTAGACAGCGACAAGATTATTGCGCAACGCATTCGCAATGGCGAAGCAGTCGGTGAGCCATACCTCAAGGGCCTAACAAAGCAGCGGCTCAAGAAATTCCAACACCTCACTGAAGAAGACTTCGAGAA